TTTTTAGATTTGGATAACTACTTAAAGCAGAATTTGAACTAGCCATTGTATAATTAAATGCGCTGTCTGTACTGCTCACTGTACTACTCCACCAGAAACCGTTGCTACCTATGAAGTTGAAAGGTCCATTGTTGTTGCGGAAGCCCCCAGGCAAGCCTGAAAAATTATAATCATCAGTTCCTCCACCATTATTTAACCATCCGTAATATGCAGGAGGATTTCCTTTTAGGTTACTTTTTAATTTACCGCCTGCTACACTACTTCCACCTGCAAATGTTGCTAATGTATCCCAATCTGTATTACTAGGAACTCTCCATAGATTAGGTGCAACAAGTCCGGTGCCACCATCTGGATTAGCTAATCCTCTAGCATCATCTACTGCAAACCAGTTATAAAGATATCCGTAACCAGGCCAGTCTACATCACCAGCAGTTAACTTAGCTCTATAAGCTTTGTATGGTATTTCTGGTTTTAATGTTATGAGTGAAAGATAAGGATTAGGATTCGTTACCGTAACCAAAGAGGATGGACCAATTTCGATATTTGGAACATATTGCCCATTTACTCTAACTCCTGTTGTAATAAAAAGTTGGGATTCAGTAGGATTAAGTTGCGATCCACCAATATTGCTCCCCACAATATTTAAAAGTTCAGTTTGCGGCCCTGTAATTAGACTATTGTTAACTTTTATTTGAAGATTTTGCTGTGCTAAGCTTTCTAAATATTCTAAGTTTTCGTCCATCTCTTGGATGGTAAGTTTTGATCCTTTTCCTTGTCGAGTAGTTAAATTAGGCATAGTTAACTCTTTTTTTAGTTATTTATCTAAAACTTAGTCCTAATTTAATGTATAAAAATAAAAAAATAAAGTATGGTAATATATCAAGCCAGCTCATTTGCTGGAGTTTACGAAGAGGCTCTCCATGACTTAATGAAGTATCCTGAATACGTGACCCAGCCTAGAGACATGAAGATCAATGAGATGTGTGATGTTGCACTAGTCATTGAGAACCCACTCTCTTGTCTCTACGAAAATGAGTTTAGATCTTCTCAATTCAAGTATATTGCTGCCGAGTTTATGTGGTATTTTATGGGTAGAAATGATGTCGAATACATCGCAAAATACGCAAAGTTTTGGGAATCCATCAAAAACGATGATGATACCGTAAACTCTTCCTATGGATACCTTCTCTTTAATAATCCTAATGAGCATGGGTTAACCCAATATCAATGGGCACTAGAATCTTTACTTAAAGATAAGGATTCACGACAAGCGATCCTGCACTTTAACTTGCCTACTCACCAGCGTCATGGAAACAAGGATTTTGTGTGCACAGTTTATGGAATATTCCAGATCAGAGATAATAAGTTAAATTTTACGATTCACATGCGCAGCAATGACGTAATCTTAGGACTACCTACAGATATTGCATTCTTTGCTGTGCTGCAGTCGCAGATGTTATATCACCTAAAATGGCACGGTGGAGCAGAATATCAAGAATTAGAGCTAGGCACCTATACTCACATTGCAAACTCATTTCACATTTACGAAAGACATTTTGAATTAGCAAATAGGATGATAACTCGAAAGTTTGTGCCAATTGAAATTCCAAAGGTCGATCAAAGCCTAATCGTAAGAACCGGAGAAACGAGTGCTTCCTTTGCTGCGCTATTCAACGATCCAAATATCCCAACAAGCGATCCTCTTTTTGCGTGGATTCAAAAAAACATTAAGTCATGAAAAAAGCAATTATTTTAATAATTTCAACCGTACTTAAGCTCTTAATACTCTCATTACTCTGTAATCTAGTGTATGATTGGAATGATCTAAATAAGGTCTTTGGACCGACCATATCTTACTCACAATGGGTGGGAATTATCGTAATTATAAATAGCATCGTGCCAAATGGCATAACTAATAGTTCAAAGGATGACAAACAAGGATCTTAAATATCACGTGACCTATCTAAAGATGGCGACCGAATGGTCCAATCTTTCTTGCTGTAAGCGTAAAAAAGTAGGGGCTCTAATCGTTAGGGACGGGACCATTATTTCAGACGGATTTAATGGAACTCCAAAGAGCTTTCCAAACGATTGTGAAGACGCAAACGGTGATACTCACTGGTATGTTCTACACGCTGAAGCAAATGCGATGATGAAAGTTGCTCGATCTACCCAAAGTACCGAAGGAGCAACATTATACGTTACCTATTCTCCCTGCAAGGAATGCTCAAAGCTGATCATTCAGGCTGGAATAAAACTAGTAATATATCGGGAAGAGTACAGAGATACCTCTGGCATCAAGATACTACGAGCTGCCGGTGTAGATATAGTAAAATTAGACTTTTAATATGGAGAAGAGAAATATCGAAGTCGTTTTTGTTAAGGACTATAAAAGCTTTATTTTAGCCTTTAATAAAAAGGACAAAAGTGACTATATTTTAAATGTTAGTAAGCTATTAAAGGATAAGTTTAGCACAAAGTTTTTAGTACCAAATAAGGTGCAGTCCTTTCTCCTAAACTACGAAATTAAAAAGTTATTAGACAAGGCAATATCCGTTAAGAATGAAAAATACTCACGGATAATTTATCTAAACTCAAATCTTTCAGCAACTTCCGTTCTTAACACAATCGATTTTATCACAAACGAATATTCTGAGTTTAGCTTTAAATATCGACTAATCCACTTAAAAAATGATCCAGATCCGATCGAAATATCCGATTCTGAACTAAATAAGCTAACTATATAGCATAAAAAAACCTCATATTAATATGAGGTTTTTTAATATCTGTAGGGAATTTACATCATCTAATCAGAATCTCCACATTCACTACAAGAGCCATTAGGATTTCCATCCGCGTCATAACTATCAGATTCTATTTCTTCTTCCTGATTTGCCTCTAACTCTTTTACCCAGTCTGGAATTTCTCCAAATGGACTTTCGTCAGGATTTGAACCAAAGCTCTCTTCTTCATCAAAGACTTCGCCCTGTTCAAACCTTCTTAGCTTGTCCTCAATCTGGCGTATGTCTGAAAATGTTCTATTTGATTGGGTTGCTTCTGCTCTATATTCTTCATCTTCAAGATCTTCTTCAAATGATTCCCATAGTGTTCGGTTTTCCATAAGAGCTATTTTAATATCCTCTAAGTGCTTATTTTTAAAATCATCCCATTCCTCATCAGTCATGTTTCTTTTAAAATAAAACACAGTTTCTTTATCTTGTGCCGATTTATCCCACGCTTCATCCCAATATGAAAATTCATGGTCTGGATAATTAGTATCCTCCCCTCTCATTTCATCTTCAAAATCTTCGTTAACAAATCTTTGAAAGGATGAATAAGCCTTTCCTTCCTCTACTGGTTCTAGTTCAACTACTGGAATTCCTGTATGATAAGGGTCTGCATAAGTAAAAGGTTTCTTTTTCTCCTGCTTATATACTAAATCATGAGTCATTGCTTTATAGGTAGGATCGTATACCGGATGAGAAAATGCAGGATCCCTTTCAACAGTTCTTCTGAAATCTCCCAGTTTTGGATTTTTATTTTTTAAAGTACCTTTTGCATCTCTTAATTCAATCGCAGAGTTAGGTCCACCGAATCCAGGTTTTTTAAGATTCATGTAATTATCGAAATTTAGGATATCTCGACGATGTGTATCAAACATTTCCATCTTTATTTCGATTTTTTTATACGTTTATTTGACCTATTCGCGTTTCAGTCCACCAATCCGCTCTGTATTTCATAGTAACCTCATATATTTCGTTTGCCGTGTAGTTAAGCGAAATTGCATTAATTCCTCCGTTTGGAATCAAGGATTGAAAGGACCACTCTCTAAAGATCTCACCAGTCTTGTTTGCCACGTGAACCGACATTGAACCTGTATAGTCTCTCTTTAATCCTTGGCTACCCGTTAACGGATTGTATACTATATCGTTCCATGCTCTAAGAACATTATACACATAAGCGTTATTTTCCTCATTTAAGTTGACAGTAAATGTCAAAGTTAAATCAGCAGTCGTTGTGTCTGGAACCGCTCCTGCATAGGATCTAGTTGCAAACTTGTATTTTTGTTCAACTAGTGTTCCAGCAGAATTGATTTCAGGTATGCCTTCTAATTTTGTTACGTGTTCTACTAGAAGAGCTACTTCTGGTCCAGTGATTACCGCCGGTGGCGTTAAAATCACCTCAAACTGGTTTTGAAATACCGGTTCATAGTAATTGGTCGCCGCTGTCGAGTTTGTCCAATATGGTAAACCTGCCATTGTTTATAGATTATTTTAGTTATTTATTTAGTTATGGATTAATATTTTTATTGTCCATTCTTGGTACGGTAGTTTTTTCTTGCGGTTCATCAGTGCCTTCCGGCTCTTCTCCTTCCTCAGTGTCAATTATTTCAGAAGTTGGAGCCTCTTCAATGTTAAACAAGTTATCAAAATCTATTTTTGATCTAATTGATACTTGTGATGATCTGTTAGAATAATTATCTATCAGTACTTTATTTCCTCTGAACTCCAAGACCAATGATGGTAAAATTGTTCTAAATATAAGTTCATTAATGTTTTCAATCGGATCGTATACTAGAATTTCTGATATTTTAGGATCGGTCGAATT